TCACCATTTCTAGAAATGGTAGCAGTTACTCTTTGACCATAACCAACAGAACCATTGAAAGTTTGTTGTATAGATTCTAGAGCGAAGTTAGTATGTCTTCTATAGACAACTTTGAAGAAGGTAATTTGAGGATTACCAGTTAAATAAACATCTTGTGCGCCATAAGCAACTAATTGTAATAGACCGCCTCCCATAATTAATATTATCTAATTTAATATGAGAAAAAAAATTTGAAAAAATATCTAGTTGGAGTAAGCAATGCCTCCCATACCAGACAATATTCTTAATACATTATAATTAACGGCAAATATAGATACTTGTTTTTCAGAAGAATTCAAAGCTTTATAACCATCTGCATATTGTAAATCTAATACAGCAGTATCTATTCTAGACATATTTAAACTTCCAGATGGTTGATGTTCTTCAGGTTTTAATGCAAAAGAATATACATTGATACCTGCATTATTTGGTACATTTTCGTGATGTTGATAAGGTTGAACTATATTGAAATATCTTCCATCTCTAGCATGGAATCTGTCATTACCATTTAATATTAATTTAGCTTGTTTTACAGGATTTGTTTGTGCTCCTGGACCCATTGATGTAACATAAGTAGAATATGGGAAATCGGAGACAGCACCCACACCAACATCATTATTCCTGGTAGTTATAGCTCCCCTAACAACAGTAGAACCAGATGTTACTTTTTTTGTATAATTAAACCAATCTTCTGCAACTAAGTCAGTATCGTGAACAACCCATATTAATTCTTTAACAGGGTGATTGAAATTTAATTTGATTTTGTTAGTAGCAGATTCGCGACCAGTAAATTGTAATTGTTCAATTAAATATTCATGAGAAGATTGAGCGAATTTTCTTCTTTCATCAGTATCTAAATATATATAATCTACCCATAATGAAGCAGATAAATCAGTACCAGGTGTAGAACTATTTGCTACCAAATTACCTTCTTCGAATTGAATAATAATTTTAACTTCATGATATTGTAAACCAATTAATGGTAAAGCTAAACCAATATTTCTACAGAACCAAAATTCTAATGGTACATATAATGATAAATCAACTAATTCATCACCACCTTTGCCACCAACCATATTATAATAACCTTCTTTTTTAGCAACAGGCATACTTAATTCATTCCAGATATACATCCAATCAGCATAATGTTTATCTATTCTTTGACCACCAATTTCAACTTCAGCATGTTTTATAACTTTTAACCCATAATATGGTACAAGTTTTGTATCCTTTGTTTTAATAACTAAATAAGCTCTAGATATTAAATCACCATTTCTAGAAATAGTAGCAGTTACTCTTTGACCATAACCAACAGAACCATTGAAAGTTTGTTGTATAGATTCTAAAGCGAAGTTAGTATGTCTTCTGTAAACAACTTTGAAGAAGGTAATTTGAGGATTACCGGTTAAATACACATCTTGGGCACCATAAGCAACTAATTGCAATAAACCACCACCCATAATTAATTCTTTTTATACTTATAAATAAGAAAAAAAATAAATAATAAAAAATATGTAAAAATTTTTTATATAAATTTAATTAGAATAAGCTAAACCACCCATACCAGATAATATTCTTAATACATTATAATTTATAGCATAAATTAACACAGTTCCTTTTTTCTTTTCGGCATCATTTATTTTAACGTGTAAATGAGCACTATCAATTCTAGACATATTTAGAGTTCCTGATGGTTGATGTTCTTCGGGTTTTAATGCAAATGAATATACATTAATGCCACCATTTTTTGGTATATTAGTATGATGTTGATATGGTTGAACTAAATCAAAATATCTTGATTCTCTATTAGCAATTCTATCATTTCCATTTAATTTAATAGATCCTTGTACAAATGAATTTTTACCATGTTCATCAATTCCATCGTCAATACTATAATTATTCCAATTAACAAGTGAATTATTAGAATCAGTGTAATTTTGCGCCCATTTAGAAACCCATACTAATTCTTTAACAGGATGATTAAAATTCAATCTAATTTGTTGTTGATTAGATTGTTCTTCTCCTGTAAATTGTAATTGTTCAATTAAATATTCATGAGATAATTGAGCAAATTTTCTTCTTTCATCAGTATAAAAGATATAATCTACATAAATATTACATAATAATTGACTGCCTATTTTAGTTTTAGCATCTGCTGTTAATTCAACTTCATCTGCAACACTATTATCAGTCTTATACATTAATGCAATTTCATCTCTTTCAGAAAATTCAATTTTAAATTTAACTTCATGATATTGTAGAGCGATTAAAGGTAAAGCTAATCCAATATTTCTACAAAACCAAAATTCTAATGGGATATATAATTTAGTTGATTTAGTATCTTCAACTTTAGATAATTCATTACCATTAGCCCCAACCATTTTATCATATCCATATCTTTTGCCAATTGGAAGAGATAATTCATTCCAAATGAACATCCAATCAGAATAATGTTTATCTATTTGTTGACCACCAATTTCAACAACAACATTTTTTAATAATTTTAAACCTAAATAATTAACATATCTAGGATGTTGAGCAACTGGCGTAGGTGGTGAACCCAAACCTTTAACATCAATTTCAACATAAACTCTGTTAATTAAATCTCCATTACGAGATACTGTACAGTTAATAGTATTACCAAATTCTGTTTGACCATTATATGTTTGTTGAATCGATTCAATTGCGAAATTTGTATGTCTTCTATAAACAACTTTGAAAAATGTTATTTGTGGATTACCAGTTAGATAAACATCTTGAGCACCATAAGCAACTAATTGTAAAAGACCGCCGCCCATATATTATATATCTTATACTAATAGATTAGAAAAAAATTTACATATAAAAACATCGCTAAATATGTAAATTATTAAATATGTTTAAAGATAAAACATCAAAAAAAAGACTAAATAATAATATAATAGATAATTGTACTTTAAATACGATGCATCAAAATATTATAAGGGATTTTGAAATAAAAAATGAAAAATATAAGTCTTATACTGAAACATTAGAAAAATTAAAAACAGAAAATAAGTCAATATCTTCAAATATAATATATCAAAAAGATAATTATAGCGAAAAAGAATATGCAGAATTATGGAATTCAAATATTAAAATGAAAGAACAATCAATTGATATCAAAACTAAATTAAAAGAACTTGATAAATATAAAGAAATAGATTATTATAATGATACAAGTCATATTTTATTTGAATATTATAATATGATTGAAAATGAATCAAAATTTAAAAAAAAAAAAAAAAAAACAGTTTTAGATGCGTTAAATAATAAAAAAACAGAAAATATTAATACAGATAAAAGTCAATTAGTTGATGAATATTTATCATTAACTAATTCAAAACACATTAAAAAAAATAATAAAGAAAATCTAGAAATATGTAAAATATGCGAAAATAATTTAACCTGTTTACAACATGAAGCAATTTTAGTATGTAGTAATTGTGGTTATCAAGAACTATTATTAGTAGAGCAAAATAGACCTATTTTAAAACAAAATGCAAAAGACACCTCACATTTTAGTTATAAAAGAATAAATCATTTTAGAGAATGGTGTAATCAAGTACAGGGAAAAGAAAGTACAGATATACCAGATGAAATATTTGAAAAAATTTTAGCAGAAATAAAAAAAGAAAAAATAACAGATACTAAAACGATTACTTATGCAAAAATGAGAGAAATATTAAAAAGACTTCGTATAAATAAATATTATGAACATATTAATTATATATTAAATAGAATAAATGGAATACCTACACCTCAATTTTCAGCAGAATTAGAAGAGAAATTATGTATTATGTTTAGAGATATACAAGCTCCTTTTTTAAAACATTGTCCAAAAGATAGAAAAAACTTTTTATCATATAGTTATGTTTTATATAAATTTTTTCAAATTTTAGGATTGAATGAATATTTGAAATACTTTCCATTATTAAAAAGTAGAGAAAAATTATATTTGCAAGACCAAATATGGAAAAATATATGTATGGAATTAGATTATCCTATAATACCATCACTTTGATTTTCTTTTTGTTTTTTTATTTATAACTTCGCGAATATTTATTTTTTTATTTTTTGAATAACTTTTACCCAATATTTTTAATATTTCAAATACAATTTTTTTCTGTTTTTTTAAATTTAGGGGACCTCCTCCAAACATATTTTGTCCAAAAGATGACTGTTCTGTTTTAAAATTATTCATACACGAATTTACAACACTACCATATGAATTTCCAGGAGGAGCGTTTAGAATATCTTGTGTAGTTACATTAGTAGCTAATTTGAAATCCATATTTATTAATTTTCTTTTATTCTAAATTATATAAACATATAAAATTATAGTCATTAAATTATGTATTCGCTTACTAAATTATATGCTCTAAATAAATATGTAAAAAATAGTGGATTACCGATAGTATATTCAAATGATAATATTGAAAATTTATTAAACATTATTATTATAAATAAAATATATTATAGTATTGAAAAAGTAAATAAAATTTATATTATTTTACCAATTATAAATACACTATTTGTCGGTATAAGTGTTTCTTGTTTAATATTTAAAAATTAATAATAATTTATATAATAATGGCAACTAATAATTATAATACAGTTAGTTTTGATGGTATCGGGGATTCTTTAACAAATTATATTTCATTAGATAATAAAGAATCCGTTATAATCGGAGAAGATTCTGGAAAAATTATTTTAGTTAGTTCATTTACTAATACATTAGATAATACATTCATTGGTAATAAATCTGGTGAATTTGCGAATAATATATCAAAAACTATTTTAATAGGTAAAAATTCTGGTAAATATATTTTAAATGGTGTCAATAATATTGTTATTGGTAATGATAATAATAGCAATATTGAATATTTCAATAATTCTATTCTAATCGGTACTTCTAATATTGGATATATAAGTAATTATAATATTAATATGATAGGTAATTATAATAGTATTGAAAATAATATAGATGATTTTAATAAAAACTCTTTTATATTAGGTAATAATAATTTATTAAAAAATACAGAAAATACTTTTATTATAGGTAACGATAATAAAATTGAAAATATTTCAATAAATAGTAATTATTTATATATAGGTAATGATTTAATAAATAATTCAAATATAATATTTAATATTAATAATATTCTATATGAGACAAATAACGAAATTATAAAAGATTCTATAAATTATACATATAATAATTTACATATTGCAAATACAAATAGAAATTTAATTATTGGATATGATAATATTTATGATATAAATGATATTATAAATAAAAATATTGATGAAATAAAACATAATATATATACAAGTAATGGTTTAAGTGCAGAATATATATCATTTAGAAATAAAAATAATAATAATATTACAATTTATAATAATGATAAATTAATAAGTAATATATCATATATATTACCAGACGCAATAGATAATTTTAATTTAAATTCTACATATCTTCTAACAATTGATAATAATTACGAATTATCATGGTTTGATTCAGAATTGTTAAACACAAATGTTTATTTTAATAATATTAGTAATTATATTAATGAAATTAATAATAGAACAAGTAATTTTGATAATTCTAATCCAAATATATTACAATTAAATTCTGATTTTTATATAAATGGTATTTTAACCGTTGATAAAATAAATTTAACACAAGGAACAGCAATATTAACAAGAGATGATTTAGATATTACAACAGGTCCTGCTGGTCCTAGAGGATTACAAGGATTAACTGGAAATAATGGAGAAAAAGGAGATGACGGTGAAAAAGGAGAACGTGGTGATAGTATAAGTGATATTATTTATAATAATGAAACTGGAATAATTACTATTATTTCAAGCGATGGTTATGAATTTCAAACAGGAGATGTTAGAGGTGCAAAAGGAGATGGTTATACAAACGGATATTATAATACCGAAAGTAATACAATAACATTTTTAGGAACAAAAGAAGAATTAAATTTTACAACAGGAAATTTAAAAGGAGAAACAGGACCACAAGGAGTTCAAGGAGAAACAGGAATACAAGGTATTCAAGGAGAAATAGGACCACAAGGACTTCAAGGAGAAACAGGACAAGGTATTCAAGGAGAAATAGGACCACAAGGTATTCAAGGAGAAATAGGACCACAAGGACTTCAAGGAGAAACAGGACAAGGTATTCAAGGAGAAATAGGACCACAAGGAGTTCAAGGAGAAACAGGAA